CTGAGTTTTTGCTGCCAACTTAGTTACTTTGTTCTCAAACGTTGACTTAGGCAAATCTACAATATTCTGAATGGCAACATCTAATAGGTTTGCGTCAATTCGTTCAGCAATTTTCTCTTCTGCCATCTCCATTGTAATGTAGAGAACGTTTTTCCCTTGGAGCAACACGGAGCTAGCAACATGGCACATGAATAAAGACTTGCCGACGCCTGTACCAGCAAGCGCGATAGTAAGAGTCTTATTAGATATACCCCCGCTCGTAATCTTATTAAGGTATTCGAGATCAAACGAAACCTTCTCCTCCTTCCTGTGATAGTACTCATACCTTTCTTGATAATTTTCTAAGTAGTCGTGTCCAATGTTGTTGTCAAAAGAAACTGCCAGGGCATCAGAAAGAATAGAAGGAATCGCATCCCTACTCTTCTTCTCATCATTTCCATCTGCAATGTGAATAGATTCCATCAGTGCAAGATAAATCGCACGATCACGACACCACTTTTCGGTGGTATCTAATAACCATTCATTATCTACTGGAAGATCCGTAAACGAATTGCAGATGTCTCTGGTTTCTTTAATCTCACTCTCGTTTAGATCTGTTCGGTTTTCAACCTCAATATTTAGTGCTTCGGTTGTAATGGCAGAACCATACTTCACAATGAACTGAGTAATCTCCTCAAAGATTACCTTTTCACCTCTTTGCTCAAAATATGTTGGTTCTATAAATGGAATGACTTTGCGAGAATAATTTTCGTTGCATATTAAGTTTCTGAGAATTGTAGTCTCAATTCGTTCCATATGAGAAAATTTTGTTCGCGGCAGCATCAAGTTGCTGCATTACTTCTTCGGTAAAATAAACTTCTGGTTCTTTCAGAATTGCCTTGGCATAAACTTTCTTACCATCTATTTCATAGCGACCGGCAACGTTCTTCCACATTCCGGCAAGTTCACCTAACTCAAGTAAACCATAATACCTATCAAGACCACGCTCATCGTAATAAAGACGCACTGTAACAATTTGATTTTCTTTACTTAAACGTGACTTAGCAGTCTTTGCCTTGATAAGATTTCCGATGACTTCTGTTCCATCTTTTTCTTTCTTCTTGCTGAGATGAATAATGGTACTGGCAGCATACTTAAGACCACTACCACCTCCCATCTCTTTAGTAGGAACATAAGAACCGATAACGTCATAAGTGTGGTTGGTAACGATCATTGGAATTTTAGCCTGCCCCAGTTTAAGTGTCAACATTCTAAACGCACCTTTAATCAGTTGTGATTTTGTCATATCACGAACTTGCTTTTCGTTAAGTGCGTCGGTGATCTCCTTCTCTGTGGAAAGCATTCCTAAAGAGTCTAGCACAAACATACAGGGTTTGCGTTCATCTTCAGATTTTTTCAAGTACATATCCACTGCCTTGAGTGCCTTACTACGGAACTCTTCAACAGTTACTACATTAACCACAACCAGACGTGAGAGATCAATTCCTCTGCTTTCGAGAAGAGATTTATTAACTGCTGCCTCGGTGTCAAAATAAAGGCAATATCCGTCAGGATTAGAATCAAGAAAGTTTTTGACGACAGCGAGAGAAAAGAAAGTCTTGCCAGTAGAAGACTCGCCAGCAATGGCAGTAATCTTATTCCCAGATACACCACCAAATATACTACCTGAAACGAGTCCGTTAAAGATGTACGAACCTGTGTCCACGTAAGTTTCTGTGTCGTCGATGTCTTTTGCCAGTTTGGTATAGTCATCTCCAATCTCTTTTACAATTTCGTTTAAAAAATCCATTATACAAAAAATAGTTCAAGGTTTACAGTTTTCTCCACATTCCATCCAATCGCATCAAGAATTGCTTTGAGTGGTTCGACAAATGACTTTTCAAATTGTAAGTCATAGTCTATGTATTTGTCAAGACCAAGTTCATGAGGAAAGTCTTGAATAAATGAGATGACATTCTCATGAATGATATTTGGTTTCTTCAAATAAAGAAATTTAATTTTTTCGCCATTAGTAATAAGAGAGTACTTATTTGTCAGTTTCTTCTCTTTAACATAATGGTTGAATAGAAGTGCTCCGCGACAATGAATTGGGGTTCCCTTTGTATAGATGCTAGAATGAGATTTGTATTTAATAACATCCGATACTGAACGAGGAAACGCAATTTGTTCTGGTGGAAGTGCCTTAAAGTCATTACGACACTTATCGATAAAGTTAATTACTTCTTCTTCTGTGCCGTTCATCATAAGTTTGAGACCGTCTTTAATCATCGTTCTACAGGGTGCAGGAGTGGATGATTTGACTGCCTCAATACCCATCATCTTAAGTTTAGGTTCAGAATACTGAACCCCTTCACTGTTCCATACGTTAAGAATATAGCGTTTCTTCGCAGTCCAAATACCGCGTTCTGCAATATTCTCACGCTTCATAATCATTTTTTGATCATATGCCGCAACGTAATCCGCAAGTTCCTTATAAGATCGTTCGATGAATGGTTCCAACTTGTCTTCACAGATCTTATCAAGTAACCCCACAACTGCTGTTTTATCGTCAGACTTATGACTAAGAAATTTATCAACAAGAGGTCCCATATTAAGATAGATTGAGTCAGTGTCAGATGCAATGACATAATCGATTTTTTCTGTTTTTAAAATCTTATTTAGAAATCCGTTCATCTTATTCTCAATCCAACGGATAGAGACTTGACCAGAAAGCGTAATCGCTTCCGCATTGACCAGTTTGTAGTAACGGAAATATTGATTACCAATAGCACCATATGCAGAGTTGAGTTGAATCTTGCGAGCCATCTGAATGTTGTTGCATCGTGCAATCTCTTTCTCCAATGCCTTAGTCGGAGTTTTTTCATAATCTTGTTTTGCAATAAGCATCTTCTTCTTGTAGATGGTGCGATCCTTATAAATCTTCTCCATCAGTTCGGGTAGAAATCCACGGACATCTTTACGATACATGGCACCATTAGCACACACTGCGCTGTCTTTATATAATTCAAAGGTCAGTTCTTGATTAAGTATCTTATCAACGGTAACTGATGGGTGCCTGGTCTCTCGGAGTGTCTCTGGAGAGATGTTGTACTGCATAATAAGGTGAGGATAGAGAGAGTTAAGGTCAAAAGACACAACCCAATCATACTTTCCCGGAACCGGTTGTTTAACATACGCACCTGCATACTTTGCATCCTTGTCTGAACGTTCTTTGGGCGGAATTACAATGTTTCTCTTTTTGAGATAATTGTAAATGATCGCATCCCACATACGAACTTGATAGAACACATCATTATAATTCACCTTAGCATCATATGCCATAGTGATTGCAAGTTCAATCAGTTTCATCTTGTCTTCCATTCGGTCAACAAGTTCCACGTCAATGATATTATATTCTACAAACTTCTGCCACCCCTTTGTATAGAAATCTTTAAAGGTGTCAAACTCAGAGTGATCAAGTTTCTTTTGCCCAAGTTCCACACTCGCAATATAATCCAAACGATAAGACTCTTGTGCCTTATAAGTGAACTTCTTATACAGGTTCAAATAATCAAGTTGAGTGACACCACCAACATCATAAGAAATATGTTTGCGACCCATAATAATGGTCTCACGTTCAGTCACCAAACCCCAAGGTGAAAGTCGTTTCATTAACTTCTCACCTAAGATCCTATCGATACGACGCACAAGATACGGCATATCATAGAGTTCACTATTCCATCCAGTAACAACTTCCGGAGTATTGGTTTCAATCATCCACCAACTGATAAAATCGTTAAGGAGTTCATATTCGGTTCTGAATCCTTTATAGATAACATTCTCTTGCTTGTTATTGAAAGGTCCCTGACCCCAAGTGCGAATTTGTTTAGTAGTGTAATCTTGCACCGTAATAAGCAAAATTTCTTCTGCTGCAGACTCTACATCAGGGAATCCATTTTCAGATTTGACCTCAATATCAATTGTAGAAATTTTAACTTTACTGGTGTCAAATTTAATCTCTTCCTCAGGATACATCTCAGAGAGATACTGATAGATGTATCGTTCATTCCCATAGATTTTAAAGTTTTCTACGCCATCATATTTTTTGATAAACTCTCTACAATCACGAACGGTGCCAGGTTCTATTGATTCAACATAGTCTCCCTCAAGAGTTTTATACTTTGTCTTTTTATTAGAGGGCACAAAAAGTGTAGGGTAAAACTTTTCCCTCGTAGCAAAGTGTCTTCCATTCTCATATCCACGGACCAGAAAGTGGTCACCGACCATTTGAACGTTGGTGTAAAATCTCATTATGAATCCTTTGGTGACGAACGTTGGTCTCAAACTTCTCTGTGTATATTATAGCATCCTTTCCGGCAAATTCCTCAAATGCACTGATGAACATGGCAAAGTAGTGCCAGTGATTTGGGGGGATATACTGCGGTGACATGCACACGAAGATATGATCAAAATTATAATTATCAAACTTATAATCTTCTTTTTCTACATTTTGATAGTTAGGAACTACTTCTGCATTGAATCTATTACGACTCTTATTTACACTGTTTTTATTTCCAATCCAGGTAAAAGATTTTAATTTATTATGTCCACCCAACCAAGCACCCCAGTTTCCCTCATGAACTCTATTGTGATTCATAATTTCATGAAACTCTATTTTATATGCATCCTCCTCAGGCATCTCTCTAATGTAGTCACCACCAAAAACATCATCATGATGATCTATATTAATCAAGTCAATGTCTTTATAATCGGCAATACTAAACAAAATTGAATCGTGTTCATAACCAAAAGAGACACTATCGCAATTGCGAAGTGCCTTTAAAAAAGTATTATAACAAAACAACAGGTTTGACTGATCAATACGAAAATGACTTTCATTAAAATCAGTTTTGTTAAAAAATTCTTCCCATCTTATTGTTGGATTTCCATTAAACATCAGACCATTATAGAGTTCAATAACTGGACCCATAATGTAATCAAGATCAATGCTTAAGACTCTCATTCAGAGATTTCCATATATGATTTAATAACAGAACTTTTTGGTTCAACGATTGTTAAAATATCTTCAGATCTAAACAACAAATCTTTTTGTTCCGTACAGGTCAACCAAAAACTCACTGTATCATCAGAATTTACTAAAGCAACATCAGAGATTTTACAATTTGGATCTCCAATTTCTGCATCAATTTCTTCAATTTTTGCAATAAGAATTAAACCATTTTGAAGAACTAAACACTTAATCATTTTCTTCTTCTCCACCAACTTTTTCAGAATACATTTCTTTTATAGATTCTAAAGGATCTACAAGAGTAACTATCCAATCGGTAGGAACAGGAATTTGATCCTCAGATGTCAATAAAATCCATGGAGACAATGAAATTTGAACTTCTCCATCACTCATATTTTTTTCTTCTGACAATAGAATAGGTTTTCTATATTCTACTTTATGTGGTTTGTTAAAAAGATATCCACAAACTCTATCTTCAACAATAAGTTCTTTTGCATCAGAAATTATTGTTTCTCCCGATTTTAAAATTGTCAATTTAATACTCATTTTCCCCCCGTATCATAGTTTAGTTTGTCATCTTGCTCTTTCATTTTTCTTATAAGAATGTCTTGATGCAGTTGTTCTATTGCTTTACGAACCTCATCAGTCTCTTCCCACTCAAAGGTGTCCCCAGATTTATTTGTGTGTTTTTTCTTTGCCATTGTGGTTTATGCAGATTTTTATTATAGAAGATAACTAAAAGTTTGTCAAGCTAGACAAGCATACCTTTGTCGCTCATGTAATGAAGTGTATCGTGCATATTACCAAGATGCTTGGCACCAATAGAGACCTGCGGGTATGTTGCTTCAGATCCAAACTCTGCTTCAAATGCTCTTTGAGTAAAGTGTTCGTTAAGATTATATTCCAAAAACTCACCATCTAGTGCTCTTAAGAGTGCTGCTATACGCTCACACTCTTGACTACCGTTACTATAAATTACTGCTTGCATTCTTCATCCTCCTTGTAGGTAATAGTTATTTGTTTGTATATTTCATCTCGATTATCACTGTTATATACATTGCAACGTTCGATCTTAGCATCTAAGATCTTCACTACATTATCTATCTGTAAATTAACTACGAACTCTTTAAATACA